AGATAAGACAAAAAAGAAAAAAGTATTATCAGCGGATGAGATATTCAAAAATGGCATTCTTAAAGAGAGAACTGACACTGGTAGAATATACCTTGTCAATATTGACAACGTCATCCAACAAGGTTCCTTTGATACAAGCACTGATCCGATTTATCAATCAAATTTATGCCAAGAAATACTTTTACCCACAAAGCCTTTCCAAAGAATTGAAGATCCTGAGGGACGAATTGCTCTTTGCACACTTGGGTCAATCAACTGGGGCGCATTCCGCAATCCGCAGGATATGCGAAAAGCCTGTCGAGTATTGGTTCGCTCACTAAGTAATCTGCTTAACTATCAAGATTTTTTATCTGTTCAAAGCAAATTAGCCAATAATGATTTTGAGCCATTAGGCGTAGGTATTACCAATCTTGCTTATTGGCACGCTCGTAAAGGTTTGAAATATGGAGAAAAGGAAAGTCTTGCTGAAGTAAAACGTTGGATGGAACATCAGGCCTACTATCTTACAGAAACTAGTGTTGAACTAGCGCAAGAACGTGGAGCATGTGATCGTTCGGATTTTACCTATTATGGAAAAGGTATATTTCCTTGGGAGAGAAGAAACAGTGGTGTTGATACATTAACTGATTTTACTCCAAGCCTTGATTGGGAACCTTTACGTGAACGTATGAAAAAGTATGGTATTAGGAACGGCACACTAATGGCTGTGGCTCCAGTAGAATCAAGCTCAGTAGTCCTGAATTCCACTAACGGTATTGAAATGCCCATGGAACTAATCAGTGTTAAAGAATCTAAAGCAGGCTCGTTCGTTCAGGTCGTTCCGGAATACAAACGATTAAAAAACAAATATGAGCTAATGTGGGATCAAAAAGATTGTGTAGGATATCTTAAAACTGCTGCTGTTCTAGCTGCCTACATAGACCAAAGCCTTAGCACCAATACATTTTACAATCCAGCCTACTTTCAAGGTGGCAAAGTTCCAGGAACCTTAATTGCCAAAAATCTAATGCTAGCTTATAAATGGGGTATTAAAACCATATACTATAGCTTGATTAACAAAATCGGTGCAAAGTCTGAAGTTACTACAGCAACAATTAAGACTATTGAAAATATTGAATTAGACGAAGCTGATTGCGAGGCCTGTGTTTTATGAGTGAAACTAGCAAAAAAGATCAAGTAGTAAAATGGTTAGCCTACTATGGCGTTCATGACTACATAGAAATTGAGGACGAGGCTGTTCCTTTCCTTTTAGGACAGCTAATGCAACCTGATGTTTCTAGGGTTAGAATAGACAACGAAGGCGGACTAGTAATTGAATTTAACGACGAATACGGAGCTACAGACTATGAGTAAACTACAATACGACATTTCAAAACAAACAAACTATCTCAAAAGGAAAATGTTTTTAGATCCTGAGGGACCTGTTACAGTGCAGAGGTTTGAAGAAGTTAAATATCAAAAAATTCAAAAATTCGAAGAACTGGCTAGAGGATTCTTCTGGGTTCCTGAAGAAATTACTCTTACCAAGGATAAAATTGATTTCAAAGAAGCCAGCGATGCTGTTAGGCATATTTTTACAAGTAATCTTCTGCGCCAAACTGCCTTAGATAGTATCCAAGGTCGTGCTCCTAGTCAAATTTTTGCACCGGTGGTTAGTATTCCAGAACTAGAAGCACTTATTAACAATTGGAGTTTTTTCGAAACTAATATTCACAGCAAGAGCTATAGTCATATTATTCGTAATGTTTATGGTGTGCCCAAAGAAGAATTTAATAAAATACATGATACAAAAGAAATTGTGGACATGGCAGCTAGTGTTGGTAGATACTACGATGAGCTCCATCGTCTGAATAGCGTGAAAGAAGTTAACCCCGAGCTCGTAGACGAGAAGGAACATATTAAGGCAATCTGGATGGCGCTTAATGCCAGCTATGCGCTAGAAGCTCTACGCTTTATGGTAAGTTTTGCCACCAGCTTAGCCATGGTCGAGAATAGAATCTTTATCGGTAATGGTAATATTATTAGTCTAATTCTTCAAGATGAATTGCTACACGCAGAGTGGACTGCTTGGATCATTAACCAAGTTCAGAAAGAAGACGCAAGATTTACAGAAATTGTAGATTCTACTAGAGAAGAAGTTTATAGTATGTATGTGTCAGTTATAAAGGAAGAAAAGGCATGGGCAGACTATCTGTTCAGCAAAGGGGTAGTCATTGGTCTTAATCCACAAATATTAAAAGATTTTGTGGACTATACTGCATTTGAACGATTAAAAGAAATAGGTATCAGATATAAAGAGGATCATCCTAAATCTAATCCTATTCCTTGGTTTAACAAACATGTTAACATTAATAAAAAGCAGACCGCTCTACAGGAAAATGAAAGCACTAATTATGTTATTGGTGTGATGAGTGATCATGTTGAACATGAACTGTTGCCGGAAATATAGGATCTTATATGGCCAAAATACATGAGGAAATTGTGGTATTAAGATTAAGTAAATTAATAAAAAGTGATGAAGAGGATACGTCCTCTTTTCTAAACAAAGATTTTAGTGCTAATCTAGAAGATATTGTGCAAGAATTAGTCGGAGAATCTATCTTAGTAGAAATTGAAAGGAAAGAAAAATGAAAGCCATAGTCTGGAGCAAGTATCACTGTCCATATTGTGATCAAGCCAAAGCCCTACTTAAACAAAAAGGAATTCAATTTGAAGAAAGAAAAATCGGTGATGGTTGGTCTAAGGAAGAATTATTAGAAGCGGTTCCTACTGCAAGAACAGTTCCACAAATTTTTCTTGATGATCAATTAATAGGGGGATTTACTGAGTTGAAGGACTATTTAAAAGAGGTAGCTAATGGATAAAGAGTTTTCTATTTCAGCGGATAGTGATCATATGGCTAGTCAGATTTCCGCATTAGATACTGAACAAATTTCTACACTAGATATAAAGGATCTAGCAGATTTAAATCTAGATACTATTAGTATAGATACATCTATAAACAATTATAACACTGCCATATCGGGAGCAGGTCAATATGCGGCCGCTGGCAGTTATATAATTAACACTAACGGAACTAATCCTGCCTGGAATAGTCTTAATTGGCCATCAATCACAAGTGGTGGATCCACAATAGACAACTCACTGTCAGTTAAGGGTGACGCAGAGTTTGATGGTGATGTAAAAATTCAAGGTCATAGTATATTACATCTACTTAAAAAGATTGAAGATAGACTAGCAGTTCTACAAGAACCTAGTCCGGAAAAACTTGAAAAATTCGCAGCCTTGAAAAAAGCCTACGATCACTACAAAACTCTAGAAAGGCTTATAGGTGAAGAATAATTATGTTAATTAATAAATCGTTTAATCCAGGTGATGTCGTCAGCATAAAATTAATCAATGGAGATGAAATTATTGCTAGGTATGAAAGCGAAAATGCAGATGAAGTAGTAATTAATAGACCACTCGCCCTAACAATGGGCGGAGGTAATCTAGGAATGATTCCTTGGATGTTCTTAAGTAGTAAACAGGAATACACTTTAAAAAAGAGTCACTACTTTGTTATGGTTCCTACTAAGCCCGAAGCGGCCAAGCAATACATGCAGGGCACAACAGGAATTGCATTAGGATAAAATTATGCCTTATATTCCAGGTAATGGTAGAATACAAGATGTATTTAAGAGCAATGATGTCTATATTAATAATGTGCCAGTTGCTCTATGGCTCAAAGCAGGAACCAGCTCAGGGTTTGCCAATCTAGATGCAGATGGAGCAAGTGCTTTAGTTGATCCTGCTGTTGTTACTGTTACCAAAGGAAATACAGATAGCCTACTTGCTCAACAACAAAGTAACCCTTCGGGACCAAATAGTTTTTATAATGGCAATGCATCAGCTGATGGAGTAAAAGGAAACTATAGTCCTGCTGAAGACGGTGTTGATGTAACTCCAGGAACTGGAACAACAGGCACTATTAGCACATCAACTAGCACTATAGGAGCGTCTGGATTAGTCCAATTACTAACCAATGTATTAGGGGAAGCCAGTCGTGGTCTTTGGAGAGAAACCGGACAAGGCGGAGCTGCTAGTAATCCAAACATAACAGGAATATGGTCAAAATTAGGATTTGGAACAGCTAGCCCTTGGAATACAGACCAAACTGCTTGGTGTATGGGCTTTGTAAATTTCTGTCTAATGTCATCCGGAAATAAATTTGTTAAAACTGCATCAGCCGCTGCAATCACCCAAAACCCTGCAGCCTGGGGAGCAGTGAGTGTTCCTAAGGACCAAGCACAACCTGGTGATATTGCATTCTGGAGTTATAGGCATGTAAACTTTGTGTATACAGCCAATGGTGGTAAGTATACTTTTGTAGGAGGGAATCAAAGCCCTGCTACCAAAACCAACAATCCAAATGATGGTGATGTTACTAAAAGCTACCCGAATGGAACATCAGCTAGCACTCCTACCTGGATAGGATGTTATCGAATACAAAATTTGAAATAATGTGGCATTTATGCCACAGCATTGACACAACCGCAGACATTTAGTATACTACGAGTATTGTAAATTAACTAGGAGATGCTATGTATAAGTATGCAATTTGGGCCCGTATTAATGCCTTCCAAACTGTTAACACATTTGTTTGGGCTAACAATGACTATGAAGCTAAAATGATTGCTGAAGCACAATTTGGCGTAGGCAACGTATTAAATTATTCTCAAGTTTCTGAATAATTTTTTTAGGATTTACTATGTCAATGCACCTAGAAGGGCCATGGCTATCTACTACTGGTAAGCGTAAAGGCAAGTTCAAATGGCGTTCAGCAGAAGATAAACGTAGACATGATAATCTTGAAAAAGATTGGCAAGAGTTAAAAACTCGTTACCAAATTGAGCACGAAGAGTCAAAGCGTAAAAGAGGTCTTCAGTCTGCTTCTTTTGTTTATTCCTTGAAGCCTCCTCCTGGTAGAGCTACTACTGATCATATAAGAAGCCTAGATAGCGGATTAGGAAATGCTTCCAAAAAAGCACCACCTGTATATACAGGTGACAAAATTGTAGGCATAGGAACTATGCATAAGAGCAATGCGGTGCCTATATTTAGTGACGCACAGGCTAAAGAAATCTCCACTATGCGTAGATAATCTGCTCAAACTAGGCTAATAAATATCTCTATGAGTAAATTCAATGAGATATTATTAGCCTATTTGGCCTTGTTAAGCGGACTAGCAATATCCGCTGTTGCCGTTTATTATTCAGTGGTTGGTTTAACTGCTATCTTTGCTGCGGCGGCCATTCCTATTATCATTATGGGTGTGGCCTTAGAAATAGGTAAACTAGTTGCTACAGTTTGGCTAAAGCAAAATTGGTCTATATGCCCTAAACCAGTTAAAATATACTTAATTTCTGCTATAATCCTACTAATGGTTATTACCAGTATGGGCATATTTGGATTCCTATCTAAAGCTCATAGTGACCAAAGCCTAGTAGGTGGAGAAGTTCTAAGTCAGTTAGCTATATATGATGAAAAAATTAAAACTACCAAAGAGAGTATTGAAACCAAGCGCCGCGAACTTAAACAAATGGACGATGCAGTGGACCAAGTTATGGCACGA